TGGTCGTTGGTCTTCTTGTACTCGTCAAACGCGGTGCCGATCTTGTCCAGCGCTTCGGCCACGCTCTTGATGGTGGGATCGTCGCGCTTCTCGTAGGCGCAAAGATCGGAAAGCTTCGCCTGGAAGGCGGCGAAGTGCAGGGCCATGAGGGCCGAGAGTGCGAGTTTCATGGAGTGAACCTTTCAGGTGGTGAGGGAACGGAGCAGCCGGTCGGCCGCCTTCATTGCCGCAGCCGCCCCAGGAGCGTCCCGCTCCTCCAGTGCGATGCGTTTGACCTCGGCGATGAGCGCCTTGGCCGCGTCGGCCGACAAACCCGCATCCCGCAGGGCCTGTTCGGCTTGACGAATGGTGCGCAGGCCCGCGAAGTCGGCGGCTTTGACGCCGGTGATCCGGGCCTGCTCGTTGGCGGGGAAGGTCACCAGCGACACTTCCCACAGATCGATTTCCTGCAGCGTGCGGACGTCTGTACTTTCGTCATAGGCCCACACCTTGGACACAAAGCCGATGGACAAGCCGTTGAGCGCGCCCATCTTCAGCAGCGCGTAGGCTTCCTTGCCGCAGGCGGTGTCCAGGCAGAGCTGGCCCTTCACGCGCAGCCCCTTGGCGTCTTCCACCATCTCGGTCCACACGCCGATGGGGTCGTCCGCATCGTGTTGCCACAGCATGGCCGGCATCGTGCCGGCAGCTTTGTGGGCCTTCAGTGACGCAGCGAAGGCACCTGGTGCGATCACATCGTCGTAGTTGTCCTTGACGCCGAACATCGAGCCGTAGCCCTCGATGACGCCGTCTTCGCCGGTGGCCTTGATCTGCAGCGCAAACGAGCGCACTTCGCGCTGACCAGGCGCAGCCCGGGTCTCAAGGGTTTTAGGAGTCGGTCGCATGGGGTGTTCCTGCGGCGGGGGCGCCGGTCATGTTGAGCGGGGTGAGTGGTTCGTCCAGGCCGTCCAGCGGGTCCTTGCCTTCTTCGTCGCGCACCTCGTTGCGGGTGTAGATGCCCATTTCGGTCATCGTGCGGGCCCACAAAGCGCGGTCCTTCATGGCGCCTTCGGTCATGTAGCGGGTGTCGAACTTGACGTACAGCGGGCCGGCGCCGTCGAGCAGCATCTCGTCCAGCCGATCGCGCCAGGCCTTGTGCCAGGGGCGCAGCGTCTGCTTCAGGTGTGCGGCGAAGAAGGCCTCGCTGCTGGCGAAGGTGGCAGCCTTGTCGGAGTGGCCAACGATGATCGGGAAGACGCCATATGCGCGGCAGATCTCCTCGATCTGCAGGCGGCGCGTCTCAACGTGCTGCGCATCGACCCCAGTCATGCCCAGGTTCAGCCACTTGGCCGCCCGGTCCAGCACCATCGGCGTGCCGCTGTTGTCGGCGCCCGAGTACTTTGACTTCAACCAGGCCGTGAGCTGGGCGTGCTGTTCCTTGTTGAGCGTGCCTTCCACGCTGTACGCGCCGCTGGGCTTCATGCCGTTCTCGTGGAACTTTGACTGGCTCAGCTCGGTGGCGATGGCCAGGCCGATGGCGGTGCGCGCCAAGTGGACAGCATTGAGGCTGCCCACCCAGTCCCACTGCAGGCCGTGCAGCACAAAGACGTCGTCTGGAACGAATTCGCCGATCAAGCCGAACTCGTCCCAGCAGCGATAGCGCACCTCGTAGCGCGAGATCTTGCGCACATCCCAGCGGCCCGGCATGACCGGAATAAGCTCGCGCACACGGCGGTTGTCGCCCCGCACCTTGATGGACAGCCCCGCCCCGGTCAGCGCGGCGTGCATGGTCATCATGCGGCGCCATTCAAACGAGGTTTGCCATTCGTTGGCGCGACGACTGAGCAGCCGGTACTCGGGGATGTTGATGGCCTTCTCGCTCTTGCCGCTGGGCAGTTCGCGGAAAACGTGCAGGTCGGGTGTGGCGCAGCCGTTGGCGATCTCGCGCACGCAGGCCAACACTGTGGAGACCTGCAGGGCAGTCTTGTCGTTGACCACGACGCCGGCGGAGCTGCGGCCGCCCACGCCGTCGATCAGGTTGGCGATCTGGTCATAGGTCAGCTCGGTGGCCTTGCGGCCGAAGATGCGGTCGAGCCAGCTCATGCCGCCTCTTCCCAGAACGAAGCCCCGGCATCGCCCGCCTTCACCATGGCCCGGCCAATGCCCATGATCGCCGCCACTGCGCCGTCGATCTTGTTCTCGTAGCGTTCTTTGCGCGGGTACACGTTGTCCTTCACGTCCCGGTGCGCCACCACGTTGGACACCATCCACGTCAGCATCGGGTTGGCGTCGTGCGTGATGCGCCCTGACAGCACCAGGGCCTCGAATTGCTTCATCGGCTCTGACATGTTCTGCACGGTCTGGCGGAACTCGACCATGGGCGCGCCTTCTTCCAGCATGTGCCCAGCCAACTGGGTGGCCTGCCAAGGGTCGAACGGGATTTCCTTGACTTGCAGCTGTGCCAGGTCGCGGCGGATCTGGTCTTCGATCTGGTCGAAGTCAATGACCTCCCCATCGGTCACCTGCAGGTGGCCACTGCGCCGCCAGCCGTCGTACTGGCTATTGCGCGCCTGGTCGATGGCGCTCTGCGGCAGCCAGAAGGTCGGGATCAGGTAGTAGTGGTCCGCCTCTTCATCGTGGAACACGCGCACTTCAGCCGCCACGTCGATCTTGCTGGCCAAGTCCAGGGCCAGCACACATGGAAACTGTGCGACACGCTCAACGGTCAGCGTCTTGTCGGCGCAGCGGTCCCAGGCCTGCATGTCCATCCAGGCGCTGTCTGCATTGACCCAGATATTGAGCCGCTTCGTCAGGAAGTTGCCCAGTGCAGACGGCTGTGCAAGCGCCTTGCGGTGGCCGGCCTCCATGTCGTCGGCCATGACGCTGACGCCGTAGTTCGGGTTGGCCTTGCGCCAGACCTTGGGGTCGTGCCACAAGTCCCCTTCGTCCAGCGTGTAGATGATGCCGAACCAGCTCTCGTCGGCCACCGTGCCTTCCAGCACCTTCACGGTGTAGTCGCGCTGCTCGTAGCAGATCCCGCTGCGGTCGCTGCCGGCCGTGGTGATCATGATGATGAGCGGCTGCGTGCGCGCACCGGTCGCGGTATCGAGCACGTCATAGACCGCCCGGGTCTTGTGGGCGTGCAGCTCGTCGACGATGGCCGCATGGATGTTCAGGCCATCGAGCGTGCTGCCTTCGGCGTTGAGCGGCTTCGCCGAGCTGGCAGTGGACGGCACGGTGATGTCGTGCATGGCCACCGACACGCCGAAGCGGGCCACGAACTCAGGCTCACGCAGTGCCATCTGGCGCGCGTCGTCAAACACGAGCCGCGCCTGGTCGCCAGTGGTGGCAGCGCTGAAGACCTGGGCGCCAGGCTCTGCGTCCGCTGCCAGGCAGAACAGCAGCAGGCCCGCAGCCAGCGTCGACTTGGCGTTTTTGCGCGCGACCTCTTCGTACACGCGGCGGAAACGGCGCAGCCCAGTGTGCATGTGCAGCCAGCCGAAGATTTGGAGCACGATGAACACTTGCCAGTCTTCCAGTTTCAGCTTGGCGTATTGCAGACGCCCATCGCGGTACTCAGGCCTGGCCCACTGCCCCTTGATGTGCGGCAGCAGTTCCAGGAACTCAGCGGCCCGTGAGCCGCGTGGGCGACGGCCAGCGGTTGGCTTGGCGTCGTCCAGGATGTACGGAAACTCCGGCGTCCCCTGCCGCTCCAGGTCGCGCAGGAAACGCTCGCAGGCCAGACGTTCAAACTTGCCGGCGGTCTCTGCGAGCGAGACCACCCGCCGCGCGTAGGCCACCGCGCGGTCGAAGTAGCTGGCAGACACGTCAGTCGAAAGACGAGAAGCCGACGCTGGCCGGACTGGCGGGCTTCGCAGCTTCGCCGGATGCGTTGGCGTCAAACAGGCCCGGCTGGGCGCGGATCGCGGTGCTGACCCTTGCGCGCTGCGCCGGCGTCAGCCCGAACTCGGCCAGCAGGTTGCGCGCCTTGTCCATCTCGCGGTTCAGCGCCTGGTACAGCGGATGCTGGACCAGCATGCCGTTGGGCGTCGAACCCAGGTACGCCTCGACAGCGTCCTTGTCCTGCGTCAGCAGCAGCGCCTGGCGGGCGTTGAACGAAGTCTCGATCAGCTCGATGCGGCCCAGTGTCTGGCACAGCATGGCCAGCGCGTCGCCGTCCACCTTGCTCAACAGGTTGTAGTGCAGCAGCTCGGGCGTGAGCCGCTTCCATGCCTTCCGCGCTTCCTTGGTCAGGTGGCGCGGGCAAGGCGGCAGACCGACTTCCGGCCTGAACATCGACGTCAGATCGATGGGCCGATGGCCTCGCCCGCCTTCGAGCACCTTCAGCTCTGCGGGCTTCCCCACTGGTCCTGGCCGTGCCATATCAACCTCCGAATTTGACCCCCCACCCCCTCTAACCTGCGCGCGCAAAAATAGATC